GTTGTGCTCCACAATGGAATGTGTGTTTTACCGAAACATTCTTTTGTTGGCATTGGTTCTTGTTTTAAACTTGAATTACGCAGAGATAATTGGAAAGTTGATATTCCTCTTGACGAGAAGAACACTTGGTTTCATCCTGAAAAGGACATAGCTTGCGTGTACAGTGCTCGGATATATGGAAAGAACTTACTCAAACATATGCGACAGTCTGATATTCGTGATGCACGTTTGCCTTTCCAGGGATCTAATATTATGTATTCCATTTTGAAGTTGGACAACACGTGGTATCAGGATTCTGCAATTGGTTATTGGCAAGCATGTATTAAGGCTACTGAAGGATCATTTTGTGGGTGGCGATATAAGAGTTCAATCGAATCTCAACCTGGCTTCTGCGGGAGCCCTATGGTTGTACAGACAGGTGAAGGATGGCGTTTTGCTGGAATCCACCTTGCTGGAAAGGATTCGAATTCCGCTTGTGGTAGTGTTTGTTTAGATGACTATCAAGCGGCATGTGCCAAGTTCGCTGTGTTACCCGATATAGCAGATGAAGGAGTTATTTCCAACACTGTTATTGGTCAGAAAGATGCTGTGAAACTAGATGCACCTATGGATGACTCTTCGCCATTAAAGTGGCGTGAAGGTGATGTTAATTACGTTCATTTGGGGTCTGCTGGTGCTACATCGAAGTTTTACTCTTCTGTTGAGCCTAGTTTGATTGCTAAGACCGTTGAAGAGGTCACTGGCGTCAAGAATAACTATGGTCCACCTATGACTAACCCGTGGTATCAGCCCTATCACTTAGATTTGGATAAGCGTGCGGATCAACCACTTGGTTTTAGTATCAGTGAGATTAGCGTTGCGCGTGAGGATTATATTCGTGTGTTGTCAAAGACATATGAAGAGATGCATCCTGATGTGCGAGCTAGTTTGGTCCATCGGCCCCTGGATAATGTTGAGATCATGTTTGGAATTGATGGGTTGAAGTTCGTAGATCGTATGAATTTTGCTACATCACTTGGATTCCCTTACACAGGTTCGAAGAAGAAAGCCTGTGTTTTGGATGGTAGTGGTGTACCCGTTGATTTTGAACCTTGGGTGTGGGAGGAAGTCGCTACTGTCGAGAACATGCTAATGCATGGACAGCGTGCGAACCAGCCCTTCAAGACATCCTTGAAAGATGAGATCACGAAGCAATATAAGGATGACGGTGAACGTAACACGAAAGTTCGTGTGTTCACTTGTGCCCCCATTACCTTGCAAATTTTGATTAGAAAGTATTTTCTGCCAGTCGCTGCTTTTATGTCACGTTTCCCATTGAGGAGTGAACAAGCGGTTGGTATTAATGCTTCTGGTCCTGATTTTCATGAACTTATAGAATATCTTAAAGTTAATGGTGACAAGGTTGGTTATGTTGCTGGTGATTTCTCCAAATATGACCT